GTAATATCCTTTCCAACGTTCATAATCTAAAAGACGTTTACTATCTATATTATTTTCTTCTTCTGTCTTACAACGTATGCAACCAGATGGCCATTTGTTATTTTTAAAATCTTCTTTTATTTGGTATAGGACATCACTAGTAAGGTATTCATCCAGTGACATATCATTTATGTTTGGTACCTTTGACTTATAATCTTGATAACGGAATTTACAGCAAGGGCTTATTTGCCCCTGCGGACTAATATCAACATTAGTCCATGGACTATAACAATGTGGCAATCAACTGCCTCTGCCAGTCTTGCGTGTTACAGTGGCGCCACCAAATCCTTTTGAATTTACCTTACCTTTATGTCCATCTCTAGGGTTAAAATTTCCTTTATGATTTTGTTGTTGCGCTTTCTTTTTTGCTAAAATTTCTGCTATTGGATTTTTCTTTTCTTCGCTCATAAATCTATAACTCCCTGACTTATATGCCTGTCAATACGATTATTGCTAAATGGAAACTGCCTTGAAAAAATACTTGTACACCAAGCCTTATATGCGCCGTATCCAGGACCCCAAAAATCTAAACGTTTAAATCCTGCACTGACAAGATACTGTTGTATTTGATTGTAATGCCAACGGTCACTGTTATCAAAGATAATCATACCGTCATCACTTATTCTGTTTACTGCTAAACAACCAGTTAACGATCTTGCCATACCGTCAATTACAATTACATTATAAAATCCTTTTGGCTTATTACATAATTGACTTGCGTATCCAGCAAATTCATTATTAGCCAATCCATGCATGATATCATGAGTTAAATTATCCGTTCTTATTTGCGGAAAAACTTCTATAAATTTTGTAACAAATTCTTCTGCTTCTGGATGTATTGGGTGATTGGCGTCAGCATGAATTAAATTTAATGTAGGATCTTTTTCCAGCAACTTATCGTGCCATATTTTATCGTGCTCCACAGTTTCTAAATAACCTACATATCTTTTAAAAAACAGTGTACTAAATCCACTTCCGTACTCAAATACATTATGATTTTTGTTTAGTATATCCTTAAGGAATTCAACGGCTGGATACGTGTACCATGGCATATAGCCGTCCTCATCAATAGGCTCCTCATGAAACCAACCGCGATTCTGTAAGTATTCATATCCAAATGTAACTAATTGTGATCTATTGCCTTCTGGAACTAACAGTTTAGGAGGTTCATTCTCATTCTGTATAAGTGAAATGGGTTTATTAATCATTTGTCAAAATATTCTGTAAAACTACCATATAATGTAATCATCATCGCTATACGACTATCGTATACAACTATATATGCTGATTTATAAAGATGATTCTTAAAGCCTATATAAAATGGACACTTAAGTTTCTTTCCAACTTTAATTATAAATTGTGAAAAATTTTCTTTTTCAACTTTAACATCAAATTTGTAATAGGCTATTTCAGCCAAATCAAATGCCTTTTTTCCTTCTTCTGATAATCTTAAATTAGTACTAACACGTTTAGTTTCCCACCATAAAAATACAAGTTTATCATATGGAAAACCCTGCCAAGGATTATTAGCAGGGAGTTGATTGTAAACTAATTGAGTTATTTTTTGTTTATCAAACTCATTCATCAGGATAAACTTGTCTACCGCTGTTCATAAAGACTACAGTAAACTTGTCAGTTTTAAATTGATTATTCAATTTACGGCAAAGATTTCTTGCATGTCCGGGATTACTAAAACTCGTTTTTTTATATTTAGGTGCGGCTTCATTAGCAAGATAATGTTGACTCTTAAGGTTTATTGGTTGACCATCATAAAACACAGCCCATATCCCAGATGCTTCAACAATCTGGTCACACTTGTATGTCGTCTTATCAACATGCTCAAGTATTACTTTAGGTTGTGTTCTACTCATTTAAACCCGCCACCTGTTATTTCTACCTTTATAATTTCATCTTTATTTTTATCTACCTGACTTAAATTATAAAAATCTGCCATTAATTTTCCTATCTCGTCACGCAGACCCCTAGCATCATCTAGGTTCATTACAACAGTTTTATTATTTTTACTTTCTTGCAGACTGACTCGTTCTAAAAACTGCTTAATATGAATCATAAAGTATTTAGTAGACTGTTAGCCTCACTTTCTGTTTTAAAGGGGCCATGATAATCATAACGCTGTATAAAGATGTATTTTGGACAAAAAATCACACTATTTGTACCGTTCTGATTAATAACAAACCAGCCCGCAGCATGATAGCACTTACTATTTGTAGTTTTAGTAAACAAATGCAGTTTACGTTTAATATCGAAAAGAGAATTGTAGGTACGATTGGTAGTAGGATAATCCGGATAAGGAAGTTCAATTTTTGTTTTGTTGGACTTATTAATCTGAAAACTAATTTTTGTTTTCTTTTTAATTTCTTCAGTGTTGTTAAACTGAAGTGTGCTTCCATTGAGTATTACTTCGTAGCCTGCACTATTAGCAAGCACGTTACCAACTTTCTTTGTCCCGTCCGTGACTACCCAGTACTGATCTTTAATAATTGGTTTAGCAACTAGTTCGTTCATATTTACCTCTGTAATTCTTCCCATATATATTCATTTGTAGGCACGTATGCTACTGGCTTGATCCAACCCTTTGCCTGACATGTATAGACTACATGTTTGTAATTGTCTGGACAATTATCCATAATAACAATAGCGGCGCGAGGATATTCAACCTTATCCTTAATAAACTTATAGCCCTTGTCCTCAGGGAATAATGTTTTTACTTCTATAGGCTTTACGGTGACGGACATAATTCTCCCACATATGGATTGTTCAACCACTTAGCATATGTCTCAGCCTGCTCACTAACCTTGTTGAGTTCATACTTGCCACAGAACTTCATAAAGTGTACACCAACTTGCGGAGTTGTAACAGTACGAACACCTTTGATGATGCTCAAGTCAACAAGGTCTTTGATCTCGTCAGGCTGTGCAGTCAAGTCAATTAGTTTACGATTTATTTCGTATTCGTCCTTAACACGGCGCTCAACACCTTCGTGATCTACCCAACGCTGTAGCATCATGTTGTTCCAGTTAAAGCCTTGCTTGTGACGATCAGCATATGCCTCAATAAGACCAACCTTGTTTTTGCTACCTTTAGTGCGAACACCAGGATAGGCACTGAACACATTGTCACCTGCGTCACCGCGCATGATCTTCTCAAACAAGTGAAACTTGGGATCACCGAGAGTCTTGTGTTCCCCAGTTTTCTTGTCCTTGACAGGCTTACCCTTGTCATCAAAATAACCTTCAAGGGTAATCAATTGACCAGCAACGCCATTGTATTGCTTGACGTTATCACTAATCAACTGAACATAATCGGTATCGCTGCTGATGATGTAATGTTCGTCGTTGGGATGCAGATGTATGAATCTTGCGATAAGGTCGTCTGCCTCGGCCCGTTCATGGCGCAACACCGATGTATTAGTTTTCTCACGTAAGAAGGTAGTGAACATATCATATGTTTCCCAGAACATACGATTTTCTTCAGCCTCACTTTCAGTAAGACTTTGTTCAGCAACTTTACGATGTGCCTTATATTGTGGGTAGATGTCCTTACGCCACGATCTGCCCTCAAGACAAAATACAACATGGTCAATACCGTACTTGCGTACAACTTGATTGACACTTGATAGACTCAAGTGTAATGCCATACCAATCTTTTCCCATGTATCGCTATTACGACTTGCGATATGTCGGGCACGGAAGAACGTGTTGGCAGTATCAATGAGAGCGTATTTCACAAGCACACCTATTTACTAGAATAATATACGTATATTATACTAAGTGTTTGCGAAAGTCAACTTACTTCGGTGCGCCCATTACCCAAATCTCGTTGACGTATTACACGTAAATCGTCATTACGCTTTTCTGGGTCAGCCATTTGTTGCTCGTAGACTTCAAGGGCAACATTTCTACATACAGTTTGGAACCAACGATCTACAATTTCGTTGTCTGTATCATCTGCTTTAATTTTATACCCTTGTTTAACAAGGTTAATAAGGAACTTATCATTCCAGTCTAATTCAAAACTGCCATTGTTAATATCTTTAGGATCAAGATCAACTTTAAGAATAGCAACATAGGGTTCTCCCTTTTCTGTTGCCTCTTCTTTAGGTGATAGTTTCTTTTTAGGTTTGGGAGCAGCCTCGCGCAGAGGCTCGGGCCTTGGCTCCTTACTTTTCACTCCCAAAAGTCTTTTAATCTTATCAAACATAACTCTTATATGTATCGTAAAGTTTGAAGCTCGCAAGATTTTTAGCCTTACTCTCGCACATGATATCGGCCCAACTCCAGTGACCATATGCCCAACAATTCATAGCATCGTTGTAAAAGTAATCGCTGTGCGCACGTAACTTTTGCTTGTTGTATCCACTCTCTAATAGTTGCTGTAGATTGTGTCGTTCGGTTGTATTGCGGTCAATGACACCATCTTCGCGTGATGTGCTAAAATGAATAGCAGGGCGGACACCACGCCAACTGTCAATAAAATACTTAATACGATCATCATTGGGTTGGATATACTCGCCTGTCTTGACCCAGTGATGGTGTACATCTAGCACCAGAGCGAGATCGTTTGCGAGTTCGAGGCTTGATTCGATTCCCCATGATATCTCATCATTCTCGATTGTGATTGAGTTCCGTGCCTCGGGTGTGAGTCGGGAGAGAACGTTTTTGATACCGGCTGGACCTTGCTTGCCTGAGATGTGAACATTAATCTTAATGTCCTGAAATTGTTTACCGTATCCCATGTATCGGGCCATATCCACATGATACTCAAACTCCTCTATACTCTTATTT